TATAAACACTATTAAAGAAATAGTTAAAAAAATTAACGATAAAGGTCTTACGTTTTTAGCTAAACTAGAATCTGAATTATTGTCTGACTGCCACCTTTTAGTAATCTCTACCAACTCGTTATTGTCCATTTCAAGTAGCTTTAAGGCAGTTTCTTTGTCTTTTGGTGGTAGAGTATCGTCTTTGTCAATTAAGTTCTTTACAAGTCCTAATAATCCTTTGTCTGGAATGTTGTCAGTTAGTGAGCTGAATACGCCACCTTTACCAATAAGGAACTTACCTACTTTTGTATCCTTGAATTTTTTTTTCATAACTGATTTATTTTGTCTATAGAAGCCTGGATTTCTTCTTTAGAAACTTTTATCTGAAGACTAATATCTCCTATATACTGCATACGAGTTCTACCTTTTTTGTCTTGTATAACTAAAACAGGAAGAGCAGTAATACTTTGCTGAATGTCTTTAGGTTGGTTTTTTAAATACCCAAATTTTATAATACAGTTTTTTAATCCTCTAGTATCGTAATTGTTGTCCTGATTCCATTTAGCGTTAATCTGAAAAACAGTTACTTCTTGAGCGTTAACATAAACCGCAGCCAATACAAATATCGCACATAATAGTTTTTTCATTTATTTATTATTTCAAACAACTTGTCGTCTATTTTCTTTAACGACTCAGAGTTTTCTTCTACTTTCTTTCCTGTATTCATTATAGTCTCTCTAATTAAACGGTCTTTTAAGTCGTACTCAGTCCTAGATATTTCAGGTTCAGGCAATTCTTTTGCTTCTTGAATGTCAGCTTGTAAAGCAAACCACATACCTATAAGCGTAGACAAAGCTACTCCTATCCCTATTAAAGTTTTTATACTTATTTCAAATTTACTTTCCTCGCTTATTTCATTCATTCGTTAAATCTTTATATTCTTCTTTAGCATCAAAACTTGGACAGGCTTTTTTACTAGTAAAATCTTTATGACCGTAAACTATAGAACCAGGATATTTTTGCTGCAGCTCTTTTATTAATGTTAACAAAGATGCTTTCTGTGCATCGGTTCTAGTATCTAACCAATTTTCCATATTTTTATCCATACCGCCAATATAACAAACACCAACAGAACTTCTGTTTTTGCCTTTTACGTGAGCTCCTATTTTTTGTTCAGGTCTACCTAGTTGGACTTCTCCGTCTAGTTTAATAACATAATGATAACCCACGTCAGACCAACCGTTTCCGTTAACGTGCCAGTCTCTTATATCTTTTACATCAAAGTCTTTAAACTCTGGAGTTGCAGAACAGTGTATTATTATTTTATCTATTTTTCTCATTATGTATCCATCTACTTATAGTGTAGCCTATAGTACAGATAAGCAATATAATTTTTAAACCTAACTCTACCTCCAACATAGAAACTCCTAACGCTATTGTATTATAAAAATATATTTTCAAATCTGTAAAATTCATTATTCTTTTTCTTCTTCTATTACTTCGTAAGAACCGTCTTTAAGATCAATATTAATTTTTCCGTAAGACTCTTCTAGTTCTTGTTTAGTTTTGTTTTGTTCTTCTTGAACCCCTAAATGTGCGTGAGACAACGAGTGAATTTCTATCTGCAGCATACCAATTCTATTTTGGATTTCTACTTTAGCATTCTCTTGTTTGTGTAATACTTCTAACTCTTCTTTTTTAATTTTAGACATTTTATTATTTTTTAAAGTGAATAGTAAATATATTATTTTTTCTTCTTTTTAACTACTTTTTTACTAGACCATAACTCTTCAGTAAATTTAGTAAGATCATATAGCTCAGCTTTTTCTGTGTCTCCCTTTACAATTAAGTCTTGACCCTCGGAATAGCTTACAGTTATTTTACCCTCCATAGTATGGTTAGAATACCAAACCTTTACTTTGTTGTCTTGTAATACTTCTACTTTGTTTACTTTTTTCATATTATTTACATTTACATTCTTGCTTTAATAAATCTACTTCTGCTTTTAGTTCTTGTATTGCTTTTGTTAAAGCTGCTATTATTGGCATTTCAGTTAAACCTATAAATTTGTCATCATCTTCTCCTTGCTCTAAATATGCTTGAGGTAAAACTTTTTCAACTTCTTGAGCAATAAATCCTAAATGTTTATTTGAATCTTTATCATCTTCTTTCATTCTATAAAGTTTAGGTTGTAATTCCATAACTTCTTTTAAACCAATTTCAGAATCTTCTAAATCTTTTTTTCTATTAATATCTGAACTTGCAGTATAAGCACCTGTACTTTCATCAATTGTACCAACAGTTGCCCAACCTGAATCTCCACCTCCTGAACTTGAAACTCTAAAATTTAAAGTACCTGCACCTGCGGTTGCAGTTGTTATCCTCCAATTTTTAAATACTCTCCATTCCAACCTAAGAATTGAATTACTGCTCCAGAATTACCAGAGTTTCTACCCTCTAAACTTAGAGTTGGAGTTGTAGAATCTAATTCTATGTTGTTTTTAAAAGTTGCTAAACCACTTGAGGAAATACGCATTCTTTCTGAACGAGAAGTACCACCCCAATAGTCAAAGATTAGGTTACCACTATCAAATCTAATTTCAGATTGTTTTCCTGAATCATTACTATCAACTAACATTAATTGTGGTGTGCCTTGTGAACCTGTATTATTTAAAAATAATCTTGCACCTCTTGCACCTGCTCCTCCATCTCCAATAGAAACATTCCCAGAACTGTCTATACGCATTCTTTCTTGTTCTACATTTGAGGTGTCATTTACTTTAAATATTAAATTTGCTCCAAAAGCAGTTCCATCTGTTTGTGATAAAATAGATGACCTTGAAACAACACTACCACCATTAGCATTTGGGTTTGTTCCATAAAGTGATAATGCAGCTATACTATTATAAGTCCCTTGTTGTGCTTTTATTATAGCAAAAGAACTTCCACCATCAGGTGCTATTCGTAATCTTTCTACAGCACCAGTTTCAAAAACCATATTATCATTAGAGTGAGTATACTGTATTCTACCTGCAAAACCTGCATTTTCATCTCCAAATGTTATAAAACTCCCTGTACTTGAGGTTGAAAGTAAAGTCATTCCTGACCAAGTATTATTTTTAATTAATATACTTGTATTAGCATCTACTCCAGTTGGTTCTGTTACATTACTTTGTGCTACTACTAATTTCTTGCTAGGCGAATCAGTTCCTATTCCCACGTTTCCAGAACTGTCTATACGCATTCTTTCTGTAGCTGCAATACTTGGGTTAGTTCCATCACTATTATTTGTTTTAAATACAATATCTCCTTTGAACCAATTTGTAGGATTAGTTTCAAAATCAATAGATTGCATAACTGCACCATTATTTCCATAACCCCTTGCTTGACCTATAATTCTTGATATAGTCAGACCTGCAACTCCATCAGCATTTGTATTTGTTAATACTATATCTTGCTGACCACCCTCTAAATGTAAATCTCCATAAATATCTGCACCAGTTCCTATTCCTACGTTTCCAGAACTATCTATACGCATTTTTTCGCTTACTGCAGCACCACCTGAACCTGAACTTTTAAATAATATGTTAGCTGTTACATTAGTTGCATCTGCATTAGCAGTTAAAACTAAATCATTACCAACATTAGCAAAAGTTGATTTTTGTAACCCTGAATCTGCACTTGAAATAACTCCTACAACTTCTAAAGGATTGTCAGGCGAATTAGTTCCTATTCCTACGTTTCCTCCTGAAGCATTTAAAAGTATTGTTCTATTATTAGAGTTTGTTGTTCCTGTTTCGTTATCATCTTGTGAAGTAATAGCTATACCTCCGTTTCCTGTATTATGCTCTTCAACTCTTAATCTTCTGCCTCTTGCACCATTTAATAAAAGCAAAGTATTATCATTAGCTCCGTTTGTTATTGTAGTTGTTCCAGAACTATCTATACGCATTCTTTCTGTAGCATTAGTATATAAAATAAAATCAGCAGCAGCAGTATTTCCCATTGTGAAAGCGGCACTTCCAGTAGCAACAATACTATTCCCATCAAGGTACATTGTATTTGCTGAATCTTCTATTTTTAATGTTGCATTTGCAGGAGTATGAGATGATGGGTTTCCTTGCGAAGCGTTTTTATATAAAGTTAAAAGATTTGAAGGGTTGTCATCTCCAATTCCTACATTTCCAGATGTATCAATAGTCATAACTGTACCAGTACCATCAGAATCTGATATTTCTAAATTTCTACTTGCTTGTACATTAGTAAATACCCAATTACCTGTATTTGCTCCTAAAGTTAAAGATGAGTTATTGCCTACTCCATTAACAAGTAGTGATTGACCTGTTGTTACATCTCCTGCAAAAGTTCCTGTTCCACCAACTGATATATTCCCACTTGTAGCATTTACTGTAAACTTGTCTGTATTGATTGCTAAATCTCCTGCAAACGCAGTATTTCCACTTGCTGCAGCTACTGTAAATTTATCTGTATTTACTGCGAAGTCTCCTGTAACCGAAGCTCCTAGTGTTGTACTTAAAGAACCTGTCACAGTTAAAGCTGTACCGCTTTGAGCGACTATAGAATCTCCTATTGTTGTAGCCGTAGCAAAAACAGGTAAATGTCCTGGAGTTCCTTGACCATCTACTTGACTATGATCTAATTTAGACCAACGGTTGTCTGCGTCTGCTATAACCCAGTCTCCAATAGACCAGTCTGTAATTCCGTTTAAGTTTGTTGTTCCTGCGTAGTTTACTACGTAATAATTTCCTTGAGGAATAAAAGGACTAGCATCAATAGTATAAGCTTCTCCACTTAGCATAATATCTGCGTCTAGTGTTAATTGAGTATTACTATCAATAACCGTTACTAGAGCTGTAGTGCCGTCTACTTGGTTAATAACTTTGTCTCCTATAGTTACAGTAGTGTTAAAATTTTGTCCTGTCTCTATAAGTTTAAAAGCTGTTTGTCCTGTTGTTGTTCCTGAGTCTACTTCTCCTCCTCCACTTGTTAAAGTAGGAGTGTTAGTTGCTGCATCCCAACTACCCTTAAATATTAATCCATTTGAAATAGAACTAACTTGAGACTGTAGTTTACCAAAAGCTTCTAAGATAGTATCAGAAGATTGTATATTTCCTGCAGCAGGAGTTGGCAGTCCTGTAAGTACTTTTCCTGTAACAGCAGAGTTTAATAAAGTAACCGCACCAGTTACGTTCTGAGTACCGTCTACATTTGAAATAGTACCTGTAGCTTCACTAGATAATATTAAGTCTCTTGCAGTTTCCCAGGCTGTAGCTGTGTCAGCATTTCCTGTTAGGTCTCCTGTAACATTTCCTTGAAGGTTTCTGTGTACTGTAGAAGGTAAGCTAAAAGTTGCCTCTTGACCACTTACTGAAGTTATAACTTGGTTTGTAGTTCCTGATAAAGTAAACGTCTGAGTGTTTAAATTTACGTCTCCTGTTCCTGTGTCTCCTGCTATGTCTAAATCTGAAGCCGCATCTAGAACATCAACATACGCAGTAGTAGCAACTTTAGTACTATTGTCTCCTGCTGATTGTGTTGTGGCTTCTGAGCCGTTAGGTAAAAGAACACCTGATGCATCTAAATTTAAAATTATTCCTTGTCCTGATACTCTTGTTTCTATTTGAGTTGCAGTTCCTGTTACTGCAAAAACTTGAGTATTTAAATTAACAGCACCAGTGCCACTATCTGCACTAAAATCTAGATCACTAGCTGCATCTAAAGTGTCTACGTAAGCCGTTGTAGCTACCTTAGTTGAATTATCTCCTGCAGTCTGAGTAGTAGCCGTAGTTCCACTATTTATAGTTCCTGCTAAAGCTCCTTGAAATTCAGTTGCAAAAAAAGTTCCGCTAATTGTTACATCGTTAGGAAGTCCTATTTGTAATTGTTGACCACTTGCAGAAGTTTCAATTTCATTACTAGTCCCTACTATAGCAAAAACCTGAGAATCTAAATCAACTGCTCCAGGATTTGTTCCGTCTGAAAAGTCTAAGTCTTGAGTAGTTACGTGAGTGTCTACATAATCTTTTACTGCAGCCGAAGTAGCTAGGGAAGTGTCATTATCGTTATTAGATATGCCGTCTGCCTCATTAACAAGTTTATTGATAGTTACAGAAGTAGAAGTGCCTTTAAAATTAGCAAACTCTAGTATTCCTGTTGACTTGAGGTCTCCGCCTGTGTTTAGAAATACACCTGAATTATTCCCTAACCCATCCGACAGTTCTTTTAATACCGCAGTTAATACATCGTTGTCTGCAGTTTTAATTAAACTTTTATATGTTAAACTTATTTTATTTCCTGTTAATGTACTCATTTCTTTAATTTTTTTAGATAAACTATTAACTTTTTAAAGTTCTTGTTTTTAATGTTATATTCTTTTTTCATAAAACCCATCCTACCCAATTTGCTTCTGTGTCTGGATACATATCGTCATTACTATTCGAGTAGTATTCAGGAAATTTAGTTGAAGCGTTATAATTCATATAATCTATAAATCTTCTAGTATAGAAATCCGCAAAGTCTCTATATTTTTGTACAAGAAAATCTATTTCATCTTTTGTCGGCAATTCTGCGTTTTCAGACCTGTGACGCATTGTACCCCCTTGCTTAGTAGCGTAGTTTCCAAACGGAAGAAAATCTACCATAGCAAACATTATTAACATAGGCTGTACGTACTCATTTACTAAATGATAATAATCAGGATTGTCAGCTTCAGTCAAAGTTCCGTTAGTAATTAATAAAGAAATTTTGTTATACAATTCAGTACCTAGATAATTCTGAATGTGCATCTGTTGAGCTATCTTAATAAAAGGAAGAAGCTTGTCAGTGTCTACTGAACCGTCAATTATCGAGTTTCTTACTAGGTCTGTTCGTGATATAAATAATGCTGTAGCCATTTCTTTTTATTTTCTATAGTTAGGGTCTAAACTCCACCAGTCATTTTTTGGCTGTGCAACTTGAGCAACTTCAGGAACATTAGTTTCTATCTCTGCTTCTTTTTTGAGACTTGGGTCTAGTGCTGCAATTTTACGTCTAGCCTCTGCGACTGTTATTCTTTTATTGTTTTTCTTTAAATAAGTTCTACGTTCCCAGTAATGCTGACAATTTACTCCACCTTTATAAAGCCAAAGATTATAAGTGTTTGAACCTTTAGGAGCTAACTCTGAATTATCAGAACTTTCTTTGTTTAAATCCTCCATACGGTAAACCTTTTTAGCAGCCCACATTTTACGACAAAATTCTCTTTGTGGATTATTACTGCCGTAGTATCTGTAACGTACTTTTATTATACTAGTGTCCTGAGAACTTTTTTTATTTGGAGTACTAGTAGGAACTGAAGCAAGTTCTGTAGCAAAGTTTAAAGACTGATTTAATATTTCGTCATATTCATTAGCAGGTCTACTGTCTATAAGATCGTAACCTTTCATTTCTTCATCTTCTCCTTTGTCTTGTAATTCTTCTAAAATAGCCTTAGTTAAATTTTCTGTAATATTTAAAGGAACACAATTTGGAACTTCTTTACCGTCTTTCATTTTAGTTCCTATTTGTTCGTATCCATCCCAACAAGGAGCTTTAAGCTCTTCGTGTGTTTGACAAGGCATATACCAAGTCTTACCGTCTTCCTCGTGTTCGTGATAGCCCATACATCCTAACTCATTAGCCTTAGCCTCAGCTTCTTCAATAGTTTCGTAAACTTCTTTTCCGTCTATTTTTTTAAAACTAAACTTCTGTCCTGTCTCCTCTTCTATTTGTTCTTGGTTAGTAGCATTAGTAAGATCGTTAAATTCTAACGGCTGTAGTGTTTTAAAGTATAAATTAAGAACTATATCGTTGTAAGCTAGTATTTCATCAAAAGCGTTTAGTAAAAGCTGTTGAAAAGGTCTTATAACTGTGTTGTCCATTAATGTAGAAGCTGTAACTATTTCATCTGCATTATTTCCAAACCCTGTCATATCTTTAATACCAAATAAAATAGGACTAGTAACCCTGTGAGCTACCATAATTTTTTTCATAGACTCAGTAGATAAAAACTCATATTGCTGTGGAGCGTCACTTAATTGAACAGTCTCCATAGTTGCTGCAGAATCTGCAGAGTCATTAAAAGCTAATATAAATCTTCCTGCATTACTAGTACCCTGGTATTTTGCAGCTATCTTTTGTTCTATAATATTTCTTTCTTCTTCTGTTGGAGTACCGTTGTTAAAGTTTAAAAGCATTGACGGAGCTAATCCGTTCATTATGTTGTTTAAATGATAGTTAGCTATTTCTTCTTCTAGTTCACAGTACTGTATTCCACCTTGATAATCTACAGGACTATAATATTTGAATCCTGCTCTATAAGGTTTTATGTATAATACTTCTATTTCTTGTTTAGAACTACCAAAAACAGGCAGTCTTTCTAAATAGTCTCCTTGTTTATATTCTGACCAGTCATAATAATAATAGTAAGCAGGTATTTCTCCTTCATCGTTACATTTTTCTGCTCTTAAAGTTTCTACAGGTATGTGTTCAACTTGAGCTACCATACTTCTATCCTGACTGTAAATTACTTGCATTGCACATTGACCCATTAGTTTTAAATCACTAGCTAGTTTTTGCTGCATTTCTTCTGTAAGCAAAGATTTCATTTGTGCGTACTCTTCTGGTTTTTTATTAGAGTCTGTAGCGTCTAAGAATTTCCCTACTATCATAGCAGACATTCCGTTTATAATAGCGTTGTTTGTCGCAGAACCGTTATAACGATCTATAAGAAATTGAAAATAATCATTGTCAGCTCCATAACCTATCCAGTCTTGGTTACTAACTTCTTTTATTTCAGGAGTTGTATAAGTGCTTAATTGTAAAAATTTATAGTCCATTTTTAATATATTATATAATCGTTATTTCCAGAAGTGTTAATTGTATATTGTCCTAAATTCATATCATAATAATTATTAGTAGCCTGATCTATAGTTTGGTCTGTACAGAAAATTTTATCTCTAAATATTACAGTCCCAGTCAAATTAGAAATTTTAATATCATAAAACCTGCTTTCTACTAAATTTAAATTCATTGTAATATACATCAAATCATTAGTTATAACAATTCCTGCTGTGTCTTCCCAGTCATAGTTAGCTAAATTCCAGTCAAACGTATTAGTGTTCCAAAATTGACCTGTAGTTAAAACACAAATCTCTTCATTAGTACTTTCGTCTCTAATACATATTGTAGCATCCGTTACATATTCTCTAGGAATAATTTCAAATGTTTGCTCGGATGTAGTAGTAGTTAAAACTATCATTTCTTGCTTTATAGTATAACGTACTTTTTATTTATTTTGCATTCCAAATGTATATGTAAAAAAATAGGGGAATTTCTCCCCCTATAATCTCATTAAACACACTAAAATTTATTACGATGGGTCTATAGCAGCACCAATAGTAATTGCACTAATAACAGCAGACGAACAGAAAAACGCAGGTAGTTGCTCTTGAGCAGTCAGCGTTAAATTAAATCCTGTAAAATCTCCAAGGGCAGTTCCAGTTCCAATAGTACCTGCAGAAGTATCCGCTCCATTGTAAGCACCAACTAGAAAATAATTTCCGTTAAAGTCCTGTACAAAACAGTGAGGATTTCCTTTAGCTACATCTTGTAATTCAGCTTGAGTTTCTTTGTCCAGTTTTTGTAATTGTACTGTAACATTTTGATCATAATAGATAGTTCCATTTTCTGCAGAAGCAGTAATAGTTTGTTCTAGTCCAGAAGAACCAGGTTTAACTAAATATTGATAACCTGAAGGAGTTGACCCAATAGCAGTAACCTCAGCTCCTGTTATTGAAAGTGCTCCTAATAATCCATAGTCTACTAATATGATAGATTTTATTCCTCCTACTCCTTTAGTACAAGGAAGGTTTCTACCTGTAGATAATATTGAACAGCTCATATATTTATATTTTTTATAAAAAAAAGGGTAAGTAGGTTGTCCCCACCTACCCTAAATTTTGGTTAATTTAATTTATTAAGAATAAACTACAACGTCAGAAGAGATACCATAGTTTACAGAACCAGAGAATCTTGCGATAACTCTTGCGTTTTGTGAACCGTCTAGGTCGCCCATATCTAAAAGTTTAACTTCATTCATATTTGAAACTAAAGAAGTTCCAAAGAAAATGTTTGATCTTTCTGCAGCAAACATAGTGTTGTTAGCCATACCTGGAGCAACGAATACTTTAACTCCGTCAAAAGATAAAGAACCATTATTCCACCACTGCGTTCCCATATTGTTAACACCGTTAGCTCCTAATCCATTTGCTCCGAATCCTCCTAATTGTCTTACGTAAGCTCTAGCTACGTTTTGAGATACATATAAGTATAAGTCCTCTTTTCCGTATAAAGCAGAAGGAATTTCATCTACAACTTTTCCCATTTCAGCAATTACGTTAGCAGCGTCAACACCACCTGCAACCGCAGCAATTTTTTGAGCAGCAGGAATAGTAGCATCAGCAGCAGCTAAAGTTACTAGACCGTCATATTCTCCTGCATTAGCATTAACACCAGACCAGATAGTTTGTTCTGTTTTTTGTGCAATTTCTGCAGCAACGTGAGCTAAGATAAAGTCAGCAAACGAAGGAGGCAGATTTTTAAATCCAGAGAATCCCATACTTTGAGCTTCCCAGTCAGATAAAAAGTCTTGCTTACATAATTGTAAGTTAACTTGTAGGTTAGTAGGCTCAAGTAATCTTTCTGTTAAATCTATTGTAGACGTAGGAGAAAAATCACAAGTAGCGTCAACTACTAAATTGTTAGTAGATACTTTTTTAATAACTTCTTTATAGTTAATATTTGGTTTGACAGAGATACCACCGTCCTCGATAGTACTAGC